TATTTAATGTTAGGCTCAGGTGAGGGCAGACAAGTGATGGGTCAGTTCAAAACTGTCAGTGCATTCAATGCACGCAAGGACTTTGATGTATTTACTAGACAACCTAAACAACAAAGACGACAAGGACTGTGGTCAAGAATGTAACGTTTGTGCGTTGCGTTATATTTATGTTATAGTTATGGCTAAAAGAAAAGGAGTTATATATGTGTCTTCCAAGTAGGTCACCTAGTCCACCTGCACCCGATCCTGAGTTAGAAAAGGAACGTGAGTCTGAGAAAGCTAAAGAGCAAGTAAAGACTAAAGAAATGAAGCAGGAAGCATTAGAAGAAACAGTTTCAAGAAAACGTAAGGGTACTGGTAGAAGATCATTACTTACTGGCTCAGGTGGTGGTGTTGGTTTTTATAATAGGTACGATTCCTAATGATTGATTTAGCTCAAAGCTATATGGCTAAATACGAAAAGGCCAAAACAATCAGACGTGAGTTTGAAGAACTCTACGATGAAATCTTTGAGTACTGCCTCCCACAAAGACAAGGGTTTAAGAACTATACTCCCGGCCAAAGACGTGATGATCGAATCTTTGATGAGACAGCAGTCGTTGGCGTGCAAGAGTTTGCATCAAGGCTACAGTCAGGATTAGTTCCTAACTTTGCTAGATGGGCAGACTTTGTTGCAGGCAGTGAAGTGCCACCAGAAGAAGCTGATGATATTAATAACAAGTTAGATAAAGTTACTGAGTATATCTTTGAGGTACTGCAGACATCTAACTTTGCACAAGAGATTCATGAATGTTTTATAGACCTTGCTTTAGGTACGGCAGTACTTGCTGTTACTGAGGGTGATGCTATTAATCCTATACGTTTTCATTCTATACCATTACCACATGTTGTATTAGATGTTGGGCCAAGTGGTATGGTTGATCATGTATATAGAGAAAGAGAATTAAAGTATGAAGACTTACCTGTGGCTTATCCACGTGGTACGTTCTCAACTAAGACATTAGAAAAAATACAGAAGTATCCTGATAGTAAATGTAAAATACTAGAAGTGTCTTGTAAGCTATATGATAAACCAAACGAAGAACGATATAGTTATATGGTTATTGAGTGTGGTGATAAGCAACTAATACTACAGGAAGAATACTCAGGTGTAGGCTCTAATCCTTTTATTGCATTTCGTTGGAGTAAAGCTAGTGGTGAAGTATATGGCAGAGGCCCTGCCGTTAATGCATTAAGTGCTATTAAGTCTGCTAACCTTACAATAGAATTAGTTCTTGAGAATGCACAGATGGCTATATCAGGTATCTATCAGATGGATGATGATGGTGTTATCAACGTAGATACAATTAACTTAGTGCCGGGAACTGTAATACCTAAAGCACCTAACTCCCAAGGACTACAACCAATAAGAGCAGCAGGTAACTTTGATGTTGCTAATCTAGTTCTTAATGATATGCGTAACAATATTAAACGAGCATTGTATAATGACATGCTTGGTGATCCGAACAAAACACCTGCATCAGCTACTGAGGTAGCAGAACGTATGGCTGATTTATCTAGGAAGATTGGTTCTGCATTTGGCAGACTACAAGCCGAGATGGTTCAGCCTGTTCTTCAACGTGTAGTTTATCTTTTATCAAAGCAAGGTAGGATAGAAATACCTACTGTTAATGGTAGAGAAGTAAAGATAAAAAGTGTTTCCCCACTGGCACAGGCACAATCTAATCAAGACATTGTTTCCCTAGATAGGTTTCTCGAAATGGTTGCAGGCCGTTTCGGTCCAGAGGTAGTTAATCTCCTTGTCTCCTCAGAGGAAACTGCTATCTATCTAGCCAAGAAATTTGGTGTGCCAGACCATTTGATTCGTGATGTAGGTGAGCGTCAGCAGATGGTACAGATGGCACAACAGATGCAACAACAAACAGGAATAGACCCGAATGCAAACCCAAACATCCAAGCACTTGGGGGTTGATGGATACCCTCGTTCAAAAGAACAAGACGAAAAGATTTCCCAAGATTTAGCCAGTACCTTTAATTCCCCCAGTGGTCTGGCTACTTTACAATATCTGAAGTCCATAACCATAGAAGCAATAACTGGAGCAAACATATCTGCTGAAGAGTTAAGGCATCTTGAGGGACAAAGATACTTAGTGGCATTAATTGCCAAACGTGTTCAACATGCAGAGAGGATAAATCATGGAAGAAACATTACTACAAACACAAAGTGAAGCACCTGCTGAAGCAACAGCAGAAACAACAGAGGCTGTAACTACTGAAGCTGCACCTGCTAGACCTGAATGGTTGCCTGAAAAGTTTAGTGACCCTGCTGATATGGCAAAAGCATATGGCGAACTAGAGGGCAAGCTAGGTAAAGGTGAAGAAGAATTACGTACTAAGCTTATGGAAGAAATGGAAACAGAAGCTTTTGCAGAACGACCTGCGTCAGTAGGTGAGTATGTATTACCAGAATCTATAGATGAAGCTGAGGCTGTAGACAATGAGTTACTTAACTGGTGGTCTAACTATTCATGGGAGAATGGATTAAGCCAAGATGAATTTGCAGAGGGTATTGAAAAGTACGCTAATGCAGTAGGTGGTCAACAGGTTGATCTTGAATCTGTATCGAAAGAACTAGGAGATAACGCAACAGCTAGAGTTGAAGCTGTTCAGTTATGGATGAACAAGTTCTTTCCTGATCCTGCTATGCAAGAAGCAGTAGCAACATTAGGTTCAAGTGCTGCAGGTATTAAAGCATTAGAGCATGTAATCGAGCAAACAAAAGGAAGCACTGTATCTCCTACTGGTGTGCCTGCAGGTCAAGTAAGTCAAGCTGATGTTGAAGCTAAGATGAAAGACCCAAGATACTGGCAACAGGGTAGACGTGATGAAGCATTTGTTAGGGAGGTAAACAGTGACTGGCAGAGACTTCACGGGGGTAGGTAAGTATGGCGATGCCTTTATTGTAAAGTCAAGACCGAGTCATGCCGAAAGACTACAAAGTAATTTAAGATCGACAGATGTAAGAGAGTGTGTGGTTGCAGGTGTGAATCCTTGGCGTGCATTAATGCAACCATTTCAAGAGGATACGGCTGAAACTTATACTGCTTTGTTAAACGACGAACCTGTTATGATGTTTGGTGTAGTTAAACAACATGATCTTGTTGGTAGGATATGGATGCTTTGTAGCTATGAAGTAGAAAAATATCCAAAAACATTTATGAAATTTTCTCCATCTATAGTTGAGTACTTTCAAAGTCAGTATTATTTATTGGAAAATGTTTGTCCTGTAGATCATTACAAAACTCTTTCATGGCTTGGCTACCTTGGGTTTGACATACTTCCTGATATAATAATGCAAAATGGTTTTCAAGTAGTTAGATTTGTGCGTTGTCAGAATAATTATTATATGCCATCCATTGAGGATACACGGCCTGTAATAAGCTGATGGCCCTAACGGATAACCAGTTGAAGCAAAGAGCAGATAACCGAGAGCAACCTTAACAACAATCTGCTATATGCAGGGAAAGGACTATATAATGGCTAATACAATAGACACAGCCTTTATTAAGCAGTTCGAGTCCGAGGTACATTTAGCTTATCAAAGAATGGGTTCTAAGTTAATGAACACTGTTCGTAACGTAAGCAATGTTGCAGGAAGCGTTGTACGCTTTCAAAAAATCGGTACTGGAACAGCTTCAACTAAATCAAGAAATGGTATGGTAACTCCAATGGAACTAACACATACTACAGTAGAAGCAACGTTAGCAGACTACTATGCTGCAGAATACATTGACAAGTTAGACGAACTCAAGACAAACATTGATGAGCGTCAAGCTATTGCAACTTCTGCTGCTGCTGCATTAGGTCGTAAGACAGACGAGATTCTTGTCACTGCGATGGATGCAGGTGCTAACTCAACTCAATTACATAATACAAGTAGTGCTGTTGAAAAAGCAGACTTGTTATCTGCATTTGAAACATTTGGTACAGCAAACATTCCGGAAGATGGACAGCGTTATATTGCTATGCATCCTAAAGGTTTTGCTGATCTTTTCTTAATTGAAGAGTTTGCATCATCAGATTACGTAGGTGATCAGAACTTACCATACGCAGGTGGAATGACTATGAAGAACTTTCTAGGTTTTAACATCATGTCTACTTCTGCTATTACAGCAGGAAAAAACTTAGCGTATCATACAAGTGCTGTAGGCTTAGGCATTGGTGCTAATGTAACTACTGAGTTAAATTATGTACCAGAGAAAGTTTCTCACCTTGCAACTTCAATGATGTCCATGGGTGCCAGTGTCATAGATGACAATGGTATTTATGAACTTCTTGACAACAATTAATAGGAGGGTCGAATGGCTTATAGTGCAAGTGGTCTTCACAAAATTGGTGGTGCTAGTGGAGTATGTTTATGGATTTATCAAACAGCAGATGCAATCGCTGCAGTAAATTCATCAGGATACTTTACTGGGGAATCAGTTAATATGTTGAACGTAAGAGATTTAATTATTGTTCAAGATACTAATACACCAACAACAAACTTTGTTACTGTCTTATCAAACAATGGCACAACAGTTGACGTTTCTGACGGAACTGCAGTGGCAGAAACAGACGGCGACTAAAATAAATGGCATCAACGGCATCTGATTCAGCGTTAGACATTGCATCGAGAGCCTTAGTGCTCATCGGTGCAGAGCCAATTACTTCTTTTGAAAGCAGTTCAACTGAAGCATTGGTTGCGTCTAACATGTATGAAGATGTCGTTAGGTCATCTTTGTGTGTAGCAAGATGGAGGTTTGCAACAGAGCAAGCTACATTAAATCAGTTATCTGATACACCTACTGGTAGATTTGCTATAGCACATCAACTTCCAAGCAATCTTCTTATGCTTCATGCAATTACAATTAATGATAATAAAATTATATACACAGTTTATGGCGACAAAATCTTTTCAGACTCTACAACAAACGATACGTTAATAGCTGACTATACTTATAGAGCACCTGAGACAGACTTCCCATCTTACTTTTCATTAGCAGTTCAGTATTCATTGGCATCTGTATTTGCAACATCAATAGCTAGAGATGATAAGCTTATGGAGATGATGGAAGTAAAGGCAGAAAGGTTAATGGCTAAAGCAAGAAACCTTGACAGTCAGCAACAAACATCAAGAGGATTGACAACCACGAGGTTCAGAACAAATAGGTTGAGTTAATGGCAAGGATAAGAGTACCTCAAAATAGTTTTCAGTTTGGTGAGATAAGTCCGTCATTAACCTCAAGAACCGATACAGCTGTCTACAAGAATGCAGCAGAGAAAGTTCGCAACTTCTTTATACGTGGTGAGGGTGGAGTTTCCAAAAGACCGGGAACTAAACGATGGCATAACTTTGCATCTGCTCCTGCTTATTCGTCTAATCTAAGACAGACAGTAAGAATAGAACCATTTATATTTTCAGACGATGAGCAATATATAATTGCTTTTAGTAATACACGTATAGAAATATTTCAAATCAATCCGACTAATGGAAACATCAGTTCTATACAAGCTATTACAGGACAGGCTTGGTTAGTTAACACAACATCTGCACCCTATCTTGAGGAGTATACCTTTGCTCAACAGGGTGACATTATGTTTATTGCTCATCAGACTGTTGCACCAAGAAAGCTTATACGTACAGGATTAACTACATTTACTGTAGAAACATATGCTTTTGAAGAGTCAGTAAATAGTGAGCATGTGTTTCAACCATATTATTCATTTCAAGACTTAGGTGTTACGTTATCATCTAGTGCAACTAGTGGTACGGGTGTAACCCTTACATCATCAGCAAATTACTTTACATCAGATCATGTTGGAGTTTACTTAAAGATAGGTGAAGCTGAAGTTAAGATTACTGGATTTACAAATGCCACAACAGTTACAGCAACTATTTATGGAACACTTAGACAGCAGTTAGGTAACGACGCATTTAAAGTTTCTGAGGGTAGTGCGACTGTCCAAGTGACTCATGCACTTCATGGTTTAGCAGTTGGTGCATCTATTGTTATAGACAGAGCAGGAACAATAGGTGGATTATCTATCAATAAACTTAATGGTACTAGAAGTATTACTGCTGTTATTGATGAGAATACTTATGAGTTTACAGCAGGATCAAGTTCTACATCTAATGCTTCGGCTGATGGTGGTGGTGCTCCAAGGGTAGCGACAGGTGCAGCGACTACAGAATGGCAAGAGCAAAGCTACTCCGCAGTACGTGGGTTTCCTGCAGCAGTTACCTTTCATCAAAACAGATTATGGTTTGGTGGTACACTAGCACAGCCTGATGGTATATGGGGTTCTAAGTCTGGGCAGTATTATAACTTTGATGTTGGTGATGGTGAGGATAACGATGCACTTGATCTTACTGCAAACGTTGGTGAGATATTCACTATTAGACATTTAGTATCTAATAGAGACTTACAGGTTTTTACCACAGGTGCAGAGTTATTTGTTCAAGCACCAACAGACAAACCAGTTACTGCAGCTAATGCACAGATACGCAGACAGACTCCGTATGGTAGTTCATTTGTAAAGCCTACAGTATTTGATGGTGCTACTTTGTTTATACAGAAAACTGGTAGTGCATTAAGAGAGTTTCTATTTGCTGATTCAGAAGCATCGTATACATCTGTGGCTGTATCAGGACTTGCACCTCATTTGATAGTTGATCCAGTACAGCAAACATCAATCAAAGGTGCGTTGAATAGAAGTGAGTCATATGCATTCTTATTGAATAGTGATGGTACAATAGCTGTATTTTATTCTATACGTGGAGAACAAAAACAAGGTTGGTCCTTATGGGATACAACAGGTAAGTGGCATTCAATATGTTCAATACATGAAAGATTGTTTGTTCTTTGTTCAAGAGATGATGGCTCAGGCACAACTAAACTGTTCTTAGAAGAGTTTCAAGTTGCTATGCCTATGGATTTCTGTGATGAATTTAGTGCATCAAATAGCGTGTTTGGTAGTTTAACCACACACTTTTCTAATGGTGCAGTTGTTAAGGCAATTAGTGGTAATGATTATCTTGGAGAGTTTACAATCTCTGGAGCACAGATAGATGCATCATTAGCTAAATCAGGTGTGTCCACTGGCTTTATAGGTTACGCATTCGTTCCTCTCATCACGACCTTGCCAGTGGATGCAGGTATTATTGGTGGCCCTCTTACTGGAGAGCCAAGAAGAATTAGTCGTGTTGTATTAGATTTACATTCTACCTTAGCCGTATCAGTTAATGACAAAGACTTAGTCTTTAGGAATGTTACTGATGATATGTCAGTAGATAGAGTTGCAATTACAGGTAAGGAAGAGTTTAGGGTACTTGGATACAGTCGTGACCCACGAGTCAATGTATCACAGAGTTATCCTTTTAGTTTAGACTTAAATGGTATGGTAGTGGAGGTAGCGTTCGGATGAGTTATTGGATGGTTGCAGGTGCAGTTCTAAGTGCCTATGGTTCAATGCAAGCAGGTAAAGCTAAAGCAGCAGAAGCTAGAGCACAAGCAGCACAAATAGAAGAACAAAAAAAAGATGCTGTAGTACAAACAATGCAAGAGCATAACATTAGGCTTGCTAACTTTCAAACAATGCAAGGCATCAATGATTCATTGGGTGGCATTATGGGCAGAGATATAGGCTCTGATCGTTCATTAAAAGCTATTAGAGAAAGAGCAAAAAGAGAGTTTGATATTGAAGAGGGTAGACAAAGATTGCAATTTTTAAGTGGGCAAAGCAAACGATCAATGGGAATACAAACTGCAAATCTTAGAGCCAGTAATGCAAGAAGTGCAGCAAGAATACAAGCTGTAGGTAGTTTGTTAAATGCAGGACATCAGTATTCTAAAATAAGTCCGGGAACCTCTGGTGGAGGTTTACCCCCAGTTGTGAGTGTATAATGGCAGAATTTTTAAAAACAAAAACATCAACATTTGTAAATAGACCTGTAGGAATAGTAAGTACAAATACTGGAGCAACAGAAGTTGGTAATGCAATAGCAAAACTTGGTTCTGAAATACAAGATAGAGCATTTCGTGATGCAGTTGTTGAACAAGAAAAACTTGGTCAAGATACAGTCATGAATTTATCTGTGCTTGATGAAGATAACAAACTTGTTATGAGACAGTTGCCAACTAATTTAAGTCAAGTTGCACGTAATACAGCAGAGCCATTATTAAGAAAAAAAATGTCTAATGCTATACAAGTAGATACTCAAACTGGTCTAGCTGAAATAAGAAAGACAGCTAAAAATGAACAAGAGTTTAAAGAAAAAGCATTAGTTTACCTTGATCAAGTTACAGAAAGAATGAAAGAGACAGGCGGTGCAAATTATGTTGAAGACTTTAAAAATACTTTTTCTAAAGTATATGCTCAACATGGTAACGATCTAAAAATAAAAGATGGTATAAAAGAAAATGAATATCATTTAACTAATCAAATCAAAACTATTGAATCAAGAATTGCAAATATTGTAACAGAATTTGAAACAGGCGATCCAGAAGCAGAAAACAATATTGCATCTTTAATGGTTGATATACGAAATTTACCTAATGAATATATGAACGTTAAACAAAGTGGCGTTAATAATCTTTTAGAAACCACAATGGTTGCTATGCAATTCGGTATATTAAAAAAGGGTATAGCAGGAGCGACATCAAATGATCTTGTAAAAATACAAAGTGCTATATTAAGTAATGGAGTAAATTTAGCACAAGTTCCAGAAAAGTACAAAGAAGCAACTAAGCTTGCTATTGAGTCAACAGAAACAAGTTTATTGCCAAAACTTAATGACGAACTAAAGGTTTTAAAAAGCACTGCTGATCAATTAGAGCAAGACGCAAGCCTTGAAAAAAACAGAAACGCACCCGTTAACAGATACAAATCAACAAAAAAACAACAATCATTTAATGATAACATTACTACTGAATTACAAAATGCAAAAACGTTTGAGCAATATTCTGAGATAATGAAAAAAGTTAAAGCTAGAGAAAAAGAAAATCTTAAGGATATAGGTTTGATTGGTGAGCAAACTATACTTAATAACGAAAAATCTATGTATCAAGCTATTACAGATGGTATTAAAAACAATATTCTATCAATTATACCTGATATAAAAGCAAAAGATATAAATGCAATAAGGCAAGCAATAATATCAAATGGAACTAGAATGTCTGGCTTACGTCAAGAATTAATAGAGCCAGTCAAAGAAATATTAAAAGGAACACCTGATTCATTAAACAATAAACTAGCACAAGGTTTTTCACAATTACATGCCTTGGTTAAAGATAGTGAAGTTCAGCAAAAAAAAGAAGAAGAAGAGATCAATCTTAAGAATGACATTCAAGATGGTATTGCAATAACATCAAAGAAAACTAACACTCAAGCAGAAAAGATTATTTTAAATGGTAAAGATGAATCATATTTTTATACACAACAATCATTAAACGATCCAGAAATACAAAAGTTTGTAGCTACAAAAGGTTACTTGCCGCCTACGATTGTAAATCAAATGCAACAATTAGCAGATGGAAATTTAGAGGGAGAAGCACGAGCAGTTGCGATTAACAGGTTTGCTAGATTCTCTAGGTATTTAAATCCTAAAACTAATAATATACAAAATAAACTTACTGTTAAAGGTGGAATAAGTTCGGAAACCAATTCATTATTAATGGCTGCTTTAGATGTTGCTGAAATAAAAGGTATAGATAATTTTAATGACATATTAGATAATATAAAAATGCGTAAAGAGGATAAACCTAAGTTTGATAATTTAGTAAAAATGGTTTTGCATGATGGCAAATCAGGCGACGTTGAAAAGTATTTAAGAAATAAAGAACAAAAATTAGAATATAATGTTATTAATGAAATGAAGCCTTACGTAGAATATTTGATTTCTTCTGGAATTAATGATAAAGACAAAATAGATCAGTTAGTAACTAACTTTATTGATTCAAAATTTTTACCTACAGATGGATTAATAGTAGATCAATTTGGCCCAGTTAATAAATCTATGTATGCTATAGAAGCCATCTTACCTAATGATACTTTAGCAACACAATTTATAGATAAAATAGAAGAAGATTTACCTGATGGGTATACTTTAAATACAGGAATAATTAGTTCTTCTGATAGTTTTTTTGATAAATTAACAGCACGTAGAGGCACTAGATTTGGTTTAGGTAATGAAATACCAAGATTATTTTTTGAATCTCCTGCAACTTATGCTGCTGCAAAAGCATTAGGTACTGCAACAGAAATTGCAAAAGGAGGAGAACAAAAAAAAGTGTTGTTAGCACCACATCCTATATCACCTACAAATATAGATCAGGGATATGGTGGTGAAGTTATATATTATGCAATGACAGTTTCCCCAACAAACGAAGTAATTCCGTTGATTGGTACAAATAAAGATGGTGAACCAACTATGTATGCATGGTCAACAAGCCAAGTTACAAAAGATATTATTAAGAAAGAAAGAGACGCACAATTACAATTAATGGAAGATAGATTAAAAGATGATATTGGCTCTGAGGAACTTGCACAAGAAGCAATAAATAAAAAGATAGTAGAGGAAAAACTTACAGCAGAAAAATTTGGTAAGGTTATTCCCCCAATAGGTGCTTTTTAAATGACAATAAATCCATATGATTTTCATTATGTGTCTGGTGTAGAAAATAAACTTGCACCAACACCTACATTTGGTGAAACATTAAGTGCATCTTTAGCATATCAATATGACCCTTTATTTGAATCAATGGGTAACTATTTTAAATATCGTGATGCTTTTGATGCTACATATAATCCATTGCAAGATATGGAAGGCTATGAAGAATATGCACCTGATTTAGTAGGTGCAAACAATAGCGAACATATGTTTGAAATGAAACGTGCAATCGATGAAAGCAAGCAAAGACGTGAGGTGCTTTATAACAGTAGTATGCTTTCCCAAATTGGTGCAGGTATATTTGATCCTATTAACTTGTTTGCTTTGCCTTTTGGTGGCTTTGGTGCAGGTATAGCAAAGTCTGCTTTTCGTGTTGGTGCAGGAACTGCTGCATTGCAAGGAGGTCTTGAAGCTGCACGTTATCCATTTGATGCTGTAGGAAACGTTGAAGAAAGCATGTTTAATGTAGGAACAGCGTTTGCAGGTGGTATGATTTTAGGTGGTTTAGTGTCAGTACCACTTACAAAAAGAGCTAAAGTTCAAGTTAGGATGCAAGAAGATATACGTGAACTAAACAGACAGCTTGGTATAGTGGAAGAAACTCCAAGAGGCAGTGAGTTTGTATATCACGGAACAAATCTCAAAGATAAAAGTTTAGATTCATTTATTGATGGAGATGGTAACCTTACTTTAAAAGGCAGTGCAGATGACTTTGTTGGTGAAAGGCAGTATGGCGTTTCATTAGGAGAAGATTTAGATTCATCTGTCACGTATACTGCATATAAAGATGGTCAGACAAGAATGCCTGATACAGAAGCAGGTGATGACTCTGTAATTTTCAGAATTAAAAAGACTGTATTAGAGAAGTATAAAGCACAAAACGAAGCTATGGGTGAGGTGTTTGTACCCGGTGAAATGAAAATTGCTAAAGGTGATTATGAAATAATACGTTTTGGTAAAAACGATACAGGTAATCAATCAGCATTTAATTCTAAACTGGAGGCTAAAGAACCCTTTGCAGAAACTAAAATAGAAAAGTTAAATGCTAGAAAAGAAAGCATACCCAAAGATGAATTTGGATTAAATAAAAACAAAGATAAACTGCTAACAAATCGAAACAAAGTTGCCAATGATATTGATACATATAAACAATATTTACAAAGTAGCGTGCCTAATCCTACAAAAGCACAAAAGAAAAAACTTACAGATTTACAAAACAAAGAAAGAAAGATTCAAAAACAAATAGATGGAATCAACAGAACGATTGATGAAAACAATGTAGAGCTTAGAGAAATTGAAAAAGAATTACATATTCGTAATCAAATAGATATTGAAGCAAAGACAGCAGGCATAGACGATCCTTATGGATTTGAAGGTAATATGTTTATGAACTCCTTTTTATATAGAGGTGTTACTACAGCTATGAAAAGAGCTTTGCAATCTGATCAACCTGATAGTGTAAAGCTTGCATTTTTAAAATTAGCTAACGATTCAGGTCTTAGATTAAACCTGAACAAGTATGGAAAAACAGTAGGAAATTCAACACATCAAAACAAAGAAGTTCTTAATGGTGAATGGATAATAATACATGATAAATCACGTAAATTATATAGTGACATATATCATAAATCAGCACCTACATATGACGTTGATGTAAATAAAAAAGGCTATAATGATTGGCTAGAAGAAGTAAGTGAAAAACATATTAAAGGTTTGCCTCTTGATGAAAACGAAAAACAATTAGCAAAGATGTGGACTGAACATTGGACTAAATGGGAAAAAAGATTAAAAGAAACTGGTTTGATTGGTGATGCAGTTTCAATGCAACGTAAAGTTATAAACAATCAAATAAGATTAGAAAAGAAAAGTAAACTTATTAAAGAAATGGAAGATAAGATACCAGAGCAAGCAGCAAAAATTGATGAACTTATAGATTCTCTAAATCAATCTAATCTTACACAAGGGCAAAAAGCACAATCTATACTTGATGATTTAGAAGCCAAAAAGATTGAAGGATTCTTTACTAAAAAGATGGGTGATTTAGAAAAGAAATTAAAAGAACAACAGAAAAAAGGTATATACTTTACACCTAAACAACATGCATTTTTTGCTAAACTAAGCGAACAGAAAATTACAAAAAACTTTTTAAGCAAAGGACAGTTAGAACGTTTAAGAAATTTGCGACGAAGTCGTGACAGGATTGCAAGAGATACAGAAGAGTTAGAGTTTACATTACAGGAAATAAAAGATGTAAAGATACTGCCTCCAAACGAAGAAAGTTTTTTTCCAAGGTTTTTATTAAAACATAAGATAAGAGATAATAGAAATGTATTTGTAGAAAGATTGGTAACTTGGTTTCAAGAAAATCCTAAGATTATAGTTCGTAATAAGTATGGTGAACTTGAGCAAAAGCCTGCATTGTCACCTTTTGAAATTGCTAAAGCCACAGAACCAAAAGCTTTATTAAAACGTGCTAACGAAACTACAGATAGAATACTAGGATTAGACGATACAACAGATGAGTCAATACAGTTCTTTGGTCATGGTGTATCTAAACATTTTAAACATAGAACATTAGATATACCTAATAAGTTAATTACAGAATTTATAGAAACAAATCCATTAAGAGTTATGCGTGCATACAACCAAAGAGTAGCAGGTCAGTATGAGTTTCAAAGGTCTTTTGGTAAAAGCCTAGATGATGTATTAGATGATATGGATGATGCATTATTTGCAGCAGGTAAATCAATGGATGAAATAAATGCAACTCGTAAAGATTTTATGCATTTGCATGATCGTATTGTTGGTCGTGTATTACGTGACGCTAATACATGGGATCAAAAGACAGCACGTATATTACGTGATATGGCACAGCTTAACTATTTAGGTTCAGCAGGTTTTGCTACATTACCAGATTTTGCTAAGATAGTTATGGAGCATGAACTTGGTGATGTAATGCAGGGTTTATTAGCAATACTCAGAGATAATAGAGTTAAGTTAACAACTGCAGAGGGCAGATTATCAGGTGAATTAGCAGACCTTATTAAAGGTGATGTGCATATGAGATTAGTAGAAGACGTTACCAACAATCCATTAGAAGATGGATTAATGTCTAAAGTTCGTAATGCATATTACTTTTTAAATGGTTTAACACCAATGACTCATACTATGAAATTTATTGATTCTGTTGTACGTGGTCATTCATTAATTAAATTATCAAAAGAAATAGCTGAGGGAAAGGCTACTGCACAGGATGTGATGAAACTTGCTCAGTATAATATAGATGAATCAATGGCTAGACGTATTGCTGCAATGCCTTTTGAACAGACAGATGGCGGATTGTATTTACCTAACACCATGAAATGGGGTGATGTTGAAGCTACTGAAGCTTTTAGAGCTTCTATGAATAGTGGTATATTGAATACAGTTCTTATGGGAACTCCTGCAGATAAACCTAATATTGTAGATGGCATTGTGTATATACCAATGCGTGTTGCTAAACGTTTTGGATTATCAGAAGATGCTAAATATCGTGGTTATGCAAGGATTGAAAATGGGTTATTAGGATTACCATTTCAATTTTATTCTTATACTTTCGCTGCAACAAACAAAATTACTGCAGCATTTGCACAAGGACAAGTAAAAAATAGAGCAGCAGCAGTTGTTACAAGTGTTGCTTTAGGTTATTTAGCTATGGATTTAAAGACACCAGATTATGTAACAGATAAAATGGAGTGGCCTGATCTTCTAGCTAGATCAATAGATAACTCAGGTTTATTGGCAATGTACTCTGATTTTTATTATAGAGCATTGCATACATCAGCACAGTTAGGTGGACCTGATATTGGCATGGGAACAATTAATCCTAAATTTGCAGTAAAACCTAGTACGATTGATCCATTAACAGATATTTTAGGAGCAGGCCCTAGTATTGCAACTGATATAACTAAAGGTGTAATAGATGTTGTTCAAGGTAATGTAAGCGAGGGTTCTAAACAAGTGGTTAGAAATTTACCCGGAGCAAGAATGTGGTTTTGGAAAGATGAAATGAATCAATTAACAAATTCGTTCAAATCCTTTGGTAGATACTAAGGCGTTTGTGCGTTGCACACAACATTAACAACAAATAAGGTGCGAATATGACAATAGCTTTGAGTGCAAATACCCCAAGAGTCTCATACACTGTAGCACAGGGTGCAACACAGACAGCATTTACTGTGAACTTTGAGTTCTTTGATGACGCAGATTTAAACTTTTATGTAGATGGTACGCTTAAAACTATAACTACACATTACACAGTATCAGGTGGTAATGGTTCTACTGGCACAATTAATACAACAACAGGCAACTCCGTAGTTGGTGCAACTGGTGGTTCTACTGTTGTAATTACAAGGTCTATTGCATTTGCTAGAACTACAGACTTTCCATCATCAGGTGCATTTGAGGTTGCTACCCTTAATACAGAGTTAGATAGATTTACTGCAATGGTTGCAGACATATCAGATGAAACATCACGATCAATGCAACTTGCTGATCAAGATACTGCAGTAAGTATGACGTTACCTTTGAAAGCTGACAGGGTTGGTACAGTTTTAGGATTTAATGCAACTACTGGTGCAGTAGAAGCAGGACCAACAATAGCAAACGTAAATTCTTTATCAGCTATAACAGCAAATATTAATACAGTTGCAGGTATCTCTGCAAATGTAACAACAGTCGCAGGAATACAAGCTAATGTTACTACAGTTGCAGGTATATCAGGCAATGTTACTACTCTTGCAGGTATTGCCAGTAATATAACAACAGTTGCAGGTATTGCCAGTGCCGTATCAGGTGCTAGTGCTAACGCTACACTTGCAGAAAACTATGCAGTAAAGATTGATGGTGCAGTTGAGTCCTCAAAGTATTCATCTAAAGCTTGGGCGATTGGTGGTACTGGTGTAACAGACACAGCAGGATCAGGTTCAGCTAAGTCTTGGGCAGTTGAAGCAGATGCAGTAGATGGCACAGAGTTTTCAGCAAAAGTATATGCAGGCTCAGGTTCTACATTAAATGTAGGATCAGCTAAAAACTGGGCGTTAGGTGGTGGTGATAGTTTTGCAACATCAACAACAATAGGCAATACGGGGTTATATTCTGCTAAATATTGGGCAGAGCAAGCTGCTGCATCTAAGACAGAATTTTCAAATGTATATCAAGGAGCATTATCTTCTGATCCATCAGGAGGAAGTGTATCGGCAGGAGATTTATATTTTAATACAAGCACAACAAAACTTAAATATTACACAGGCTCTGCATGGGCAAACATAGAGGCTACAGATACAAGTTCTTTTGCAAGTAATGGATTTGCAGTGGCAATGGCTATAGCTTTATAGGAGTAGAATATGGCACAAAATTTTAAACAAATTAAAATGAGGAACATTGGTACTAGTGCCACAGACATTCCTGATGGAGCAAACTTTCCTAGTGGCTTTCATACTCTGATTGGGTTGAACATGGCTAACACTACAGCCAACGCCATAACAGTTTCTGTATATATAACGAACACAAATAATTATTACATAATTAAAGATATGACAATCCCTAGTGGGTCAGCCTACACACATGATTCAAAGATTGTTTTGTTAAGTGGCGATAGGTTGTATTTTGTAAGTGATACAGCAACATCATTAGACGTTATTGCAAGTTATGTAGAAAACATTAGTACATAGGATTTGATATGCCTTTTATTGGAAACACACCTGACGTAAACTTTACAAGCTTTGCCAAGCAAGATTTAACTGGTGTTACTGGTAGTCCAGCTAAAAGAGGATATACCCTAACTCATGCAGTAGCCAATGCAAATGAGATTGAAGTCTTTGTTAACAACGTAAGACAAGAGCCAACAGAATCCTATACAGTTAATGGTACTGGGTTGACTATGACTGGTGATGTTGAAACGTCAGATGACTTTTACATTATCTACTTAGGCAAAGCCATTCAAACAACAGTTCCCCCTGACGGCTCAGTAAGCACAGCCAAGATAGCTGATAGTGCAGTAAGCACAGCCAAGATAGCAGATGATGCAGTTAACTTAACATCTAAAGTTACTGGTGTATTGCCAGTTGCAAATGGTGGAAAAGGTACTTCTGTAGTAAGCATGTGTTCGTACACTTGGACTTCTGTTGACCCTAATAATGATGGTGCTGATATAATTCCTGCTACAACAATTTATGTAAATATAGGAAATGACTTGGCATCTACTGGTATTTATACTTGCCCAGTAAATGGAGTTTACAGAGCAACAATTTCAGGAATAGGAAGTGCATCTTCTAGTAATACTAATGATAGTTATATAAATTGCTATCTTGATATTAATGGTGCAGGTTATCCATCAGATTCCTCTTATACTACTTATGCCTATTCACCAAATAGTTATATAAGATTTAATGCTGAATTATTAATTACAATGTCAGCAAACCAAACTTTGGCTTGGTGGAATGCTAATACTTATCGAAAACTAAATGCAAGTCATGGTCAAGCAACATTTCAACTAGTACATGCAACATAGGAGCATAGAGAATGGCATTAAGTAAAATTCAAGCTGAGTCAATGAACTTAGCAGATACCTATGCATTTAGTGGAACTGTAAGTGGGAGTGGTATGGATTTATTATCAACTATTACTGCAAGTGCTGATGATGAAATAGATTTTACTGGTTTGTTTACTTCAGCTTATAGAGATTATGAGTTGATTGGTTCAAATATACATACAAGTGGTGATGGTGTATCTGTAGGTCTAAGAGTGTTTGTTGGTGGCAGTATTAAATCAGATAGTCATTATAGATATTCAAGACTTAGAAACTATAGTGGAGATGCAACAGCAAGAGGTTCTGCTGAATTAACTGATACAGAATTTGCCCAGTTTGGTGGGCGTAGTATGGGAAATGCTACTGGAGAACATTCAAATTTTAGAATGATTATTTATAATCCTTTAGGCACAGATAATTTCAAAACAATAGAAAGTATAACAACTCAAGTAGATGCTGGTACAGATTCTTGGAATATGCTCATGTCAGGTCATTATAAAAACGGAGTTACAGCATTAACTGGGATAAGATTTTTTGTAGCTAGTGGCAACATAGCAACTGGAATTTTTAAACTTTATGGAAGAAAATAAATGGCTAGATATAGAAATGTAAATGGTACAAAAGTTCAACTCACAGCAGAAGAAGAAACAGCAAGAGATGCAGAGGAAAAAGCATGGGCAGACGAAGCACCTAACAGACGTATGGCAGAACTAAGAAGTCAAAGAGATGCTCTACTAGTTGAAACAGATTACATGGGTAACTCTGATGTAACAATGAGTGATGCTTGGAAAACATATAGACAAGCCTTGAGAGA